TAATTGCTATGTTCTTGACTATCTTCGTAATAGGTCATTACCTGTTTTGGGGATTCCTGGAACTGGTAAAAAAGGGATTGTGGATTATTTATTTGATTATAATAAAATTTATCACCCTTCTCTTTTTACCATTGAAGACACTACTATGTCTAAACCAGTCTTTCAAGCATTGGTTTCAGAAATGAGAAGAAAAAATGATTTTAGTGTTAAATATTGTGCTGAAAAACCAGGAAATAGAATGAGCAAAAGAGATAGAATACAAGAAATATTAGCACAAAGATTTGCAATAAGAAGTATGTTTGTAAGAAAAGATCAATATGATTTGCAACATGAAATTTTTACATTTGGTCCAAGAATGGGACATGATGATACAATAGATGCTTTAGCATATGCTTGTAAACATGCTCATCCACCTAAATCTATGCAAAAAAGCAGAGAAGGTATTTGGACAAAACACAGACCTAGCGCAAAAAGCTGGGTTGTAGCTTAAAGGAGGCTATTATGGCATTTAATAGAAGAGGTCGTAGACCTATGCCAGTGGGGGGAAACACACAAATGGACAATAGTATGAGTAGACGTAATGTTGGAAATTCTAGGTTTGCTCCTAGAGGACCTCAAGGTATGTCTAATAATGTAATGCCTAAAAAAATGGGTAATCGACCAATGGGTAATCAACCAATGCCTAGATTTTCTAAACCATTAAATCAAAGAAATCAAATGGGACCTGGTCAAAATATGCAACAAAATAGAAATTTTAATAGGCAAAAACCATATGCTGTTAATCCTGGAACTCAAGATAATACAACATTTGGAGGTCAAGGGCAAAATAATACATTTGAAAATCAAGGGCCTAGATTTTCTCCAACAGGAGTTGGTCAAGGTCGTAGACCACAAGGATTACCTAATGTTCAAATGAGAAAACCAGGAAGTGGTGGATCTAGAGTTATGAATACACCTTCAGTAGGTCGTAGAAATAATTTTATGAGACCTAACCAAAAAAATCAACAAAACAATTTTTTAGGTAGAAGAAGAAATAATAACCAAAATAACAATTCAGGATACTAATGGGTAAAAAAATGCACATATGACCTCATGAAGGTACGCCACATCCAGTTGGGAAAAGGCATAAAAAAGCTCCAAAAGGTTCTTCACATTGGAAAAATACTGAAATTGTAGTAGCAAGTAATAAATACAAACAAGGAAAATAATGGCAAAGAGAATAGATAAAAATGCACAACGTATAAAAGATATTTTTGATTTAGCAAATAGCTCTTCAAGGATTCAATGGGAATATGTTAATCAAAAGGGTTATGATTTTGCTCATGATAATCAATTAACTGAAGATGAAAGAATTGCATTAGAAGAACAAGGTATGCCTACATTTACTATTAATAGAATAATGCCTGTTGTAGAAATGTTAAATTTTTATGCTACTTCTAGCAAACCTAGATGGCAAGCAGTTGGTGCAGAAGGATCTGATATAGATGTTGCCTCAGTATTTTCTGATATGGCTGATTATATTTGGGATCAATCTGACGGTTCAACTTTATATGCTAATGCAATAAATGATGCAGTTACTAAATCTATAGGATATTTACTTGTTAATGTAGATAAAGATGCTGATAATGGTATGGGTGAAGTTATTATTAAAAACCCAGAACCATTTGATGTATTTGTAGATCCAAAATCTAGAGATATGTTATTTAGAGATGCTAATTATATAGTGGTAAGAAAAATTTTACCAAAAGAACATTTGTATTCATTATTTCCTGAACATAAAGCAAAAATTAAAAAGGCTTCTAGTATAGATGATCAAGATTTTGATTATAGTGAAAAGTCTACAGGTTCTGATAGAAAAGATTTTTCTTATAAAGATATTGATTCTAATGAATCTGTTACTTTAGATGGTGAACATGATGATTTAATAGAACTAATGGAGCATTATGAAAAAATAAAAGTTTCTTATATTAATGCTTTTTATAGACAAAAATTAGAGCCTGAAGTTTTACAGCAACTAAAAATGCAAGTTGAAGAAGCAATGAAACAATTGCAAGCAGAAAAACAAGTTCAATTTTTAGAGCAACAACAACAAATGCAAATGGCTGTTCAAGAAGGTAAAATGATTCCAGAAAGATATGAACTTGAAATAGCTAATATGCAAAAAGCTATACAGCAAGAAATTGAACAAGCTTCTCAATCTATGATGGCTGAATTGCAAGAAAAAGCAAGTGTTGTTCAAAATACTATTATTACTGAAGAAGAATTTAATCTTATTAAAAAAGATCCAAATTTTCAAGAAACTTTAGTTGATTATGTTCAATTTTATGGAACAAGAATAAAATTATGTTGTGTAGTAGGAGATAAAACTTTATACACAAAAGTATTACCAGAAGGTATAACAGAATATCCAATTGTACCATTTCATTTTAAGTGGACAGGTACTCCATTTCCAATATCAGCAGTATCACCATTAATTGGTAAGCAAAGAGAAATAAATAAATCTCATCAAATATTAGTTCACAATGCTTCGTTAGGTAGTAGTTTAAGATGGATGCATGAAGAAGGAAGTATTGATACTGATTATTGGGAAAGATATTCTAGCTCTCCTGGAGCTTTATTGCCTATTAGGCCTGGATCAACGCCACCAACACCAGTACAACCTGCTCCATTAAATAGTGCGTTTTTTCAAATAGTTCAAAGCGCAAAAAATGATATGGAATATTTAGCAGGTATATATAGCTCTATGATGGGAGATTCAGGAGCAGCAAACGAAACTTATAGAGGCATGTTAGCCTTAGATGAATATGGAACAAGGAGGATTAAACAATGGATGCAAAATTCTTTAGAACCTGCATTAAAACAATTAGGAACTTTAGTCAAACAATTTACACAAAGTGTTTACACTGCGCAAAAAGTATTCAGGATTGTGCAACCAAATGCTTTACAAGAGGAAAGAAAAGTTGAAATAAACATTCCAATTTATAACGACTTTGGGGAAGCTGTAGGAAAAATTATGGATTATTCTGCTGCTAAATTTGATGTAAGAATAGTAGCTGGCTCAACATTGCCTGTTAATAGATGGGCTTATGTTGCAGAATTAAAAGAATTAATGCAATTAGGTATTATTGATGATATAGCTTTACTTGCTGAAACTGATATTAAGAATAAAGAGCAAATAGCTAAAAGAAAGTCAATGTATTCTCAAATGCAAAGTCAATTAGGTTCACAAGAAGAGCAAATAAAAGATTTAAGTGGAACTATAGAAACTTTAGAAAGACAACTTGTTCAATCTGGTATTAAAGATAAAGTAATGCAAGCTGCAGTTGAAATTAATAAAAAGAAAGAAGAAGTTAAGTCTGAAATTGAAAAAGAGTTATTGCAAACAGAGGGTGAGCAAAAATTAATGCAAGCTGAAATGAAAAATCAAGTTCAAAAAAATTCAGCAAAATTAGATGCTGATTCTCAAAAAATTATTACAGAAACCAATGCTCAAGCACAAATGGCTATAAATAATTTAAAAAATGATTTGCAAAACACAGATGGTAATGATTAAATTACTTTAATTTTTTTTTAACAAAAGGAGAAAAAATGTCAAACGAAGTAGAAGGTAACTCAAAAGTGGTAGATAATATCATGGATGACTCTAACGATTTCTTTGGCCAAATTGAAAATTCCGTTAATGGAATTGTGGCAGAAGGGGAAGTTAATAACGCAGAAGTAACCCAAAGTGAAAGTGGCTCCGAAACGGTAACCCACGAACAATCACAAGGCTCTAATGTGAACTGGGATGATGAGAACAATCCATATAAAAAAAGGTATACGGATTCAAGTAGAGAAGCTATTAAAATGAATGAACAGCTTAGAGACTTAAAACCATTTGTACCTGTTCTCGATGCAATGAAACGCGACAGTGGTTTAGTAGACCATGTTAGATCATACTTTAAAAATGGTGGTCAACCTGCTAAAAACGTTAAAGAACAACTAAATCTTTCTGAAGATTTTATTTATGATGCTACAGAAGCTGTGGAGAATCCTGATTCGGATTCTGCTAAAGTAATGAATGCACATATAGATGGAATAGTTCAGCAAAGAGTTGGTAATGTTTTAAGCCGTGAAAAGCAAAATGCTCAAAAAATGCAAGCTAAAATAGCTCAAAAAAATATGGAAGCTGAGTTTGTTAAAAAGCATGGGATGACAGAGGATGAATTTGCAAGTTTTAAAGAACAAGCAAAATCTCGTAAACTAACCATTGATGATGTCTATTATCTTTTAAACAAGGATAAAGCAAATAAAAACGTGGCTAATTCTACTAAACAGGAAATGCTTACTCAAATGAAAAATGTAAGAAATATTCCTACAACTGCTAGCGATTCGAACAGTCAAGGAACAGCTAATAAATCAAAAGATGATGAATTATTTGATGGTATATTAGGCCTTGATGGTAATGTAGATAACTTGTTCGGTTAGATTGGGTAGACCGTCTACCGAACTTCACTTTAGTCTGAACCGAAGGCATATTTAATATGCAGTTGAGGGAACGACAGAAAAGGAGATGGTCCAATGGCAGACTCATTTAGTCTAGAGACATATTCGGATACGGTAAGTACGAATGGTGTTACTTCTGGTCCTCGTCATGGTACGGGATTAGACACTGGCGATCTTCGAAGAAAGTTTAACTTTGGTGATAGGGTTTCTGAATTAGCGATAGCTCAAGATCCTTTTTTTAGATTTCTTGCAAAAGCATCTAAAAAAGCCACTGATGATCCTTCTTTTAAGTTCACAGAAAAACGTCCTTCGTGGCATAAGCGTTATGCATATGTTTCAAATCACGGTGCATCAGCACCAACAGCATTAGCAGGAACTGATGCTAATGTATCTGCAGGCGCATTAGACGCTGGAGATATATATTATTTCACAATGATTACTGATTACAAATCTGCAGGTAATTTGCAGAATGTATATGGTCAATCAACAAACGAAATCTCACCTGGAGATGCAGGTACAAAACCTGCTTTCTTTATTGAAGGTCAGATTGTTAAAATACCTCACTCAACAACAGTAGAAGGAACTTCTTGGGATGATGCAAGTGCTTCAGAAGGCACTGCACCAAGTGATTACATTATTGCTAAAGTAATTAAAGTAGATGATGTAGATACAAACGCTGTTAATTTAAAATGTAGCATTGTAAAAGGTTTATCTGCTGCAACTGAGTTAACTTCTTTCTCAGCACATAATAATGCAATTGATGCACTTGATGTTTCAGGCAAATCTGTTGCAGATTATCTTGAAAGAAAAAGATGTTATGTAGTTGGTACTGCGTTTGGTGAAG